CACAGTTTCTGTTACAACGCTCTCCCTAGCGTCTTTCAGTGTAGCATATGTGGGTAATGCTATGTCTCCTGCTAAATAAGTAGGATTAAAAAGATCAGCTGGTGCTCGCTGAACTTCCATACGATCAGATCTTTCTTGTTGTCCTCTAGGTATAAGTTTATATCTTATAGAACCTCGCCAACCTTGAAAAGCCGTACGAACCCAGTGTAACATGATTGTATTACAATAGTTATAATCCACTAAAAGATCTGTTCTATCCACCGCATCAGTAACATATCCTCTATAGTAAGGAAATGCAGGAAATCTTCCAAAAGCTAATGAATCTGCTTCTCGTATTGAGCCAATAGTATTCCACAGGTAGTAACGTTTCAACATCGTTCGAAATGATGCTATACCTTCTCCTGTGAATACCACATTGATCTTGGAATCTTGTGATTCGCTCATACCAACTGTGGTAGCCATAGTTTGCTGTGGTGCACTTGGCTCTGCAGTGTTTTGACTTTCAGGTACAATCTCTGTTCCTGATTGCGGTAAACACAAAGTAAGAAGTGGTTCATCACCTCCTTGACGTGCTTCAGCACCTCCTTGGGGAGTAGGTGCCACTGTGAATCTCTGAAAATGATCGTCAGGTACGAATACCTCAAAATCATCACCCATGCTAACAAATACGTTGATTTGGATGTCATTATTCACAGTGCTATTGGGTGTAGTCAATTCATTGACGATATATACTCCTAGTACTCCATTACCTTTCTCTTTCGATATATAAGGTGTAGTACTATACATACTCGTCACTGAATCAGCACCAGGGTTATGGTGCTCCAATAGTGTACGTTCCTGTCCATTGCCTACTTCTATAGTAAAATCCTGTTCTTCAGCTATATCAACAATTCTTAAGTAATTAGTGTTGTATTCATTTGTAGCCAAATAATTAGGATCGTAGACAAATTTCAGTCTTCCTTTGTGGAATGTTGAGGCAACAATTTGAAATCTAAATTTCATACTGCCCGTCCAATATTTGAACGGTAATGCCGCAAAGGCACATGCCGGGAAATGAAAAGATGTATCTGCTGCTACATCTTCGGCCCATATAACTGGGTCCACTCTTGCATTCCATAAGAGTGTTTCTGGTGAAGTTCCAATATTCCAAGAAAATTTTGTCAAATAAGTTTCCCTTTTTGCGATTTCTCTAATATTCATTGGATCAACACCTCCCAATCCTGCTATTCTGGGGTCAATGGTTAGCTCTTGTTTATGATCTATAGTCATCTTTTGTACTGTGTCGGGTACATTGGTCAAGGCTAACGAACTAATAGGTGTGGGCCTATATGGTTCAGGATTTTTGGTCACTGGTGGTCTACAGTAACCAAACATTTTGGCAATTGAAGCTGTGGCTTCGGCCGCTATGTTAGTGGCTATAGCAAATGGTCCTATATATGGTACTTTGGTTAAGTACGATGACCACTTTGCTACAGCCGTTGCTGGTCCACTGATAGTGCCTTTAACATTGGCTTCATCGATTTCACCTAGTTGCGGTGAAAACGGCTCAATGCCACTTTGAGGACCCAATGTACCTGCCTCAACTGACGTCAAGACAGACATTGCTACATCCTCAGCCCATGCAAACACACTGATAGTAACTACATCAGTTGCTCCATTAGCATGCTTTAAATCATTAAGTGATCGAAAATACAATTTTCCCATCTCACTCCATTGTGAATTGATGATGTCCATGTAATTCTTATAATTAAACATGGGTAATAGCATCTCTCCTCCTGTTGAAGTAGTGGGATCTAAGAATATATGGGGTAACTGTGATGTACCGACTAAATCAGCATCTACTAATACTGAATTCGTCGATAATGTATCAAATTGCTCCAAAGGTAAATACGCTACCATTGCTCGACCGTATTGAAATCCATTGCCATTAATTATGACTTTGATTTTCAAATTGGTTCGCAAAAGATTGTAATTAGATATCCTATTCGACACTCGTGGATTGTCCCAATATAAGGACCAGGGGTCAATGGTTAACCCTAATGAGGTGCCCACACCCCATTCAAATTCATGAATCTTAATAGGACGCTTAAAGAAATTTTCTAGTGTGGCGTCACTAGTATCTTGCAAGCGTCGTGTAGGATCTACGAACGACTCCACGTCATATATATATGGATCATGTTGATCTGAAAACTGTACGTTTTCATACATAGATGATTTGGAGATTTGATGAATATTTGCATCATTAGTAGTGCCTGATTGAGGTTGGTACGCCTCATATAGACAACTACAATGTTTAGCTATCAGACCGCAGTCTGTGCAAGTATCACATTGTAAAGCTAAAAGTTGGGTTTTTAATGATTTGCCATGGTTTCCCAATCCATGACCATTATTATTATTAACATTATAATTTTTAGTAATTCGTTTATTTACAAACCTCAAAAGCTGAATCAAGCTCTAGGGCGGAATTATTTATGTTGTGCTGACTATACACTCCCCTAAATAAGGGTACTCCGTAG